CCTGATAGATGTATGTTACATCAAGCGGTTGCCCTCTTTCGGGTAATGGTATTTTTGCCATGTTATTCCTCCTATTTAATTATACCAAAGACACTGAACCAGAGTCAAAGATATTTAGTGCTGCCTTGATTTCTTTTTTTGATGAAACTATTTGAACCTTTACTGTAACTGATGTAGTACCAGTTTTTAAAAATGAATATGAGTGTACTTTTGATGTCCCGTGATAGAAAAATTGGCCTGAGTCAAATTTAACAAAAACGTCGTATTCTGGAAAATTATTTGTGTCTCCCCACACTGCTGTAACAACGTTCCCCGTCTTGGAAACTGCGCCGCTGACTGACGTTATTGACTCTCCAGAAATGTTATAAATTGGAGACCAATGAGAAGTTCTGTTTCTATCGTCAGAAACAATTCTATATCTTAAATTATACTTTAACGTATCGTGATCAATTGGTGGGAGGGATGACTTTAAAATACGGAATTTCTTTATGTTTGCATCAACCATTAGGTTACCCCAATAGAAAATCTAAATTCAACATAATTGTTTGTATTAGGAGATTTAGTGATTGTTGTAGCATCATCATTTTTAATGACAGAGTATCCTGTTAAACCATATAGCGGATTAACGGTTGCTATATTTTCAAGTCTTAACGCATCTAAAGCAATGTAATAATCTGATGTTGGGAAAGAAGGACCACTTAAACTATCAAAAATAGAGACATATATTTTTACTACAGTGACTGCATTCCAAGTAAAGTTTTGACTCTTGTATAATTCTTGTAACTGCTTTGAAACAACAAAGTATCTGTTTGTTGCAAAGTCATAGCCATCTTCGCCATCATAAATATTAACTTCAAACCTAGCATATGTTGATGGATTGTTGCTGTCAGTTGCTGCAAAGTCAATTAAGATTCTTATTGTATCTGGATTTGCTGCTGATGTGCCATCCCTGTTTATTAAAGAAAATGCAAACCTTAACTCATCTAAAGGAGAGTTTTGTGAGAAGTCAACATTTGGAGAAGTAAGGTGTATGTGGTTTCCAGAATCAATAGCAATATGCTCCTCTGCTCCAGAGCCATCGGCATCTGATAAATCTGAGTCATCACCTTGCATTAAAATTGTATTGTTTAAAAATCTTGGTCTCTCATACCTTGCAACACGGTCTGTATTATAGAAAATAGAGTTATCTGCATTGGTCTGAAATACACCATTTGCTGTTCCTGTTGCGTTTATTATATCGTCATCGTTAGCATCTAGTGGTACAGAAATGACTGGAATTGCTATTGAAGAACTGGCCGTATGGTATTCCCAGTTTTCTCCCTGTGTAAATGCAAAAACTGTTTTACTGTCTTGTGCTCCAGCAGATGGATTAGATCCTGCTGAGTATAATCCTACCTCTGTTATTTCATATCTTTCTTCTGTAGGTAGTTCTGCGGTAAGTACAATTTTATCAATACCGTTTTCATTTACAAAGCCTCTTGAAGAAATTGGAACTCTAAACATCTCAAAGTCAAGGTTTTCTTTTGTTGCAAAGTTATCGGCAACATCTTCTGTTTGAAGCGGTGCAGGACCACAGCCAACGGCTAAATATGAGGCATAGGCTGGTGCCTGACCAAGCATATATTTTCCAATAATGCTCTTACCTTTATTAGTTATCATGACGTAGTTGCTCCAAAGTCTGCTTCATATATTGTACCATTTACTGACACTTCAACTTCAAAAAGTTCATCCTTGTTTAAATTAACTCCCTCAATAATTAGATCTCCAGTTGCAGCATCAAAATAAACATTTGAACCATTGGGGCCATTACCCTCAGTGGGGACCTTTTCTTCAAACTTTATGGGGAAGTTAGCAAAGTACTTTTCAGAGGTAGCCTGTAATCCAAGAATATTGTTTGGGTTGTACTTTTGCTGAATTAAACCCAAGTTCTTGATTGGGGTATAAGATATTTGTTGCCCATTAATAATGTCATTTCTAGCAATATTTATTAGTTCGTGCCCACCAATATCCTCAAAAATTAAATCAGCCATGATTTCAATAGACAAAGAATCATCATTAAACAAAACTGTATCTATTGGCGCAGTTTTTACTGGATTTACTGGCATTTTATTTGAAACAGAATTTGATGCTGGTGTTTGTGGAGTTGCTGATACCATCTTATACCTCACTTAAATAAATTGTCATGCTTGGTCCAGAAACAGACCTAGCGTATTCTATGTTATAAATAACAAACCTTGAAGTATTAGAGGCAACCAAATTAAGTCCTGATGAATCTTTATAGTCTACCGTTACTATGTCTCCAAGTTGCAATGTTGGTATGCTAAATAAATTAATTCCAATAGATTTTTTTGGAACCATAACTTTATTTATAATCCAGCCAAGCATGGCTTCTGCATCATCTTGTGTCTGTATGTATGGACTATCAATGCTGAATTCATTTTTTCCATATGTTAGTCTACTTAGTTTGATTTCATCATACCTTGATTTTTCAACTAATGGAGAATAGGTAAGTGTGCTACCAACTAACTCTGGGTCAGATAAGTTACCACGCTTTTTAAAGAACTCGTCTACCGTTAATTCGTGAGTTGTGTCTTGAGTAAAAGTAATGCCCTGAATTCTTAAAAAGTTTCCAGTTGTTTCATCTAGGTTTAATGCTTTGTCTGTTGAGTTAAAGATTAAGAACTCAGCACCGTAAGAGTCTGCGTAAAAACCAGAAGTTGTATAGCCCTTTGTGTTGCTAAACGTTGGAGACAGTTGTGCATAAAGTGCTGGATATGCACGATCATACTTAATATCAAAATATGAACACTCACGCATAATAGAGCCAAACTCTTCAAAATACATATTATAGTTTGGTGGCTGCTGAGAACTTATACCAGATAGGTATGTTGACTGGACAACACCGCTCATTGCATATTTTCTAAAAGATTCGTTGACATCAACCTGGGGATCACCAAACTGCTTTGACAATGTTTCTCCTACAACAAAAGATGTATTTTGGCTATAGTTTTGTGATAAGGCATAAATGTTTTCAAACATACACTTAGAAGATCCACGAACAAATAAGGCCATGTTGTTATAAACTGGAAGAGGATCTTTGTCATCTACAATTTTAATAAGTTGGTTATTTATATATAAATAAAACCTTCTTGTTTTTCCAATGTCTTGATACTCTACTGACAAATCATAAACCGTTGAGTTTTCTTCAGAACTCATTCTTTGTTGTCCAGAAAACTTACCGTCGTCTACAAGTATTTTTGCTAGACCTCCCCATAGTTTAACTGGTATTGCGTTTGTGCTGCTAGAATCTTTTTTAATTTTATAAAATACAACATTGTTAATAGATACCTCTGCTTGATTTTCTTTATTTAATTTTAAATAAGGGGTAATGTTGTCTTCAGTTAAAGCAATTATTTCAAAATAATATCCATTGTTTGTTTCTGGATTTAACAAAACTGCAAGACCTCCAGAGCCTCCGCCAATGTTTACGTTCTGGTCTGGCTGGCTTCCACTAACCTGATAATAAGGAATGCTGCCAAGTGCTGTTTGAGTTGATGCAATATTGTTTTCAATTTTACCCACAATACGCATTCTTGTTCCAAAGTGTCTATAGGCATTGTCTAAGTTTTTATAAACATATGAAACAAAGTTTAAAGGTGTTTCTGTAGTTTTAAATGATGGTCCGTTAAATACAAAAGCAGATGATTGAATCGTTCCAGTTTGTGTTGATAGTAGACTGTTAATGTCTGTATCTGTTAAGTCGCTTGTTGCCATAAAGTTTTTAATTATGCTATTTCTTGTTGACTGGCCTGCAACTGTATTGTTAACTCCTGCTGCACCAGTTGTTGTTGCTGGCAAACTTATGTTCTCATCTAGCGTAGTTGTAAATAGGTATTGAGTTTTCATGTCAACACCACGGACATTAGTGTTGTCAGTCCAATAAGTATTTATTCCAGCATAATGATCCGTTATCTTTGTTCCAAATTGACCGCGACCATGGTCAACAACTGGTCCATTTTGAAGTCTAGTTATTCCATTAACTGTTTCATAGTATGGGGTTGAGTATATTCTTACCAGTCCCGTTGGATATATTTTTCCATTAAACGGAATAGATGCAAAATATTTTTGATATTCTTGGTTGCTACTGATCCATACATTTCCAACACCTGTTACGCTAAATTGTGCGGCATCGTATTTGATAATCTCACCATTAGAATACAAGTATCCGTTATATCGTGTTAGCCAATATACATTTTCACCAAGATCAATTACGTTATTTATTACAACATTCCCTGAAACTGTAGGGGCAGCAGCAACAATATTAGAATTTAACGGCATGGCTCCAAGAACATAACTACCCTGCTTTGACGCTAACTCGTTTATAGTTTTTGTTGAGTCAGTTCCAGCAACTTCCCACAAAAGTGATGGCTTATATATCCATGTTTTTTCTTTATCAATCATGCTTGATTGCTTTATTGAACCATAAGATCTTTGAATATATCTTGTTGTGTAGTTAATTTTTCCATCATTATAAACCTGTTTATCTTGTGATGCAATAGACAAAATATTTGGAAGTTTTCCAGATGTGGCATTTTCTATTACACCAGAATCTGTTTGATTATTTGATCCAGAAACAACAAAATCTGTTGCTCTTTGTGTTAATGTGGGCATTAAATAATCTTTGCTCATTACAACAAAATTATTGTACTCATCAAAGAACATTGCGGTTTGTGTTGATACGGCTAGTTGATTTAAAACCTCTGCAACGTTTTGGTCTGGAGCAATAAAGAAGTACGGAATAATTGGATCATTCTCTCCGACAACTCTTTTAAATGTATAATTGCTAAATCCAATATAATCAAGTAAAAGCGATATAGCATAACTCAAAGATGTTTGAGTAGTCAAAAGTCTTGGGGCAGGCATTGACTCTAGGAAAAAATAAAAATCTCTTAACTCTAAAGAAAGAGTTGCAGCAGTAACATCTGCTTGTGGGAATCCTTCTGAGTATAATGTTTTAATAGGAACTGAGTACTCATCTCCTTGAACATTAAAAATTGACTCATAAAAAAGAAACTTAATATTTTTTCTAATATAATCAGATACAATGCTTGAGTCGTTATTTTCATTAAACGCTTGGTCATCATCAAATAAAGACAAAGATCCAGTTGAGGCAAGTAGTTGTCCTACTGGTAAAGATGTTGTGCCTATGTCTGATAAAATTTTCTTTATATTAAAATCAATAACCTTATTTGATATATCTACGACTAGTCTAGGTGACATTTCAATTAAATCAAAAGTAGAATCAAACTTGTTCATAGTTTCTACAACGATTCTAATGCCACGAATATAAGCAAATTCTCTGTATGTTGTTAAATTGTTTGAGTCGTTAGTAAATAGTTCTGGGTTTGTTAGGTCTGTAACTAGTTTTGTTGAACTATTTAAAACTCCAGAACCAAGAATCCATCCGTATTGTGGAATAAATGTATCATATTCTGAATTTGCTTCATCCCAAATATAAAATAAACCACGTTCGTTTTCATTTTCAACTACAAGATATGCGTACCCATTAATTGAATCTTCTGGAAGCAGGGTGCTAGATGATAGTTTTTCTGCAAATGTAAAGTTTGTTTTATATTGATCTGGAATCTTGAGTCCATACTCTAACTCAACATATCCGTCTTCGGGTATAATTGCTGTGTCATCATCTCTAAGAGAGTTTTCATCAAATGAGTAAGCATCAGTCCAATCATTATTATTTAAATATTGAATCTTCCATCTAACTGGAGTTGTTTTATTTGTTGCCCCGTATAAAGGATCACCCAAAGATCCAGATTGAGTTATCATGGTTCCCATGTTTACGGTGCCAACGTTTGTTTGCATTTTTACAACAAGCCTATTTGCTGGAACAGCATTTTTATAAACAACAAAAGGAACTGCATCGTCAATATAGTTAAGAGAATTTAATATATTTTTTGCAACTCCTCTTTCAATGTTATCTTCAGTTCTAAAAGATGACCAATACTTAAACTCATCATATCGTGATGGCATATAGTATCTTGGTCTAAGAGTCATTGATGCCCCAGAGTTTGCAAGATATCTGTTATTAAAATAAGAGGCTTTGTTAATTCCAGACCTAGGTCTAAATGGTTTTACGCAATCCTCTAAAGAATAAAGCATTTTAACTTTTTCTTTAATTGATGTAAAAAGTTGTGGTACTTCTAAGTTTGTGTATCCACCATCAATAACTACGTCTGCATCTGTTGCACCAGTATAATAATTACCAGCATCTAGGTTATCAAAACTTAAAGGAAGTGTCTTGTATGTAACATCTGAGGCTATAGGTCTATATCTATAGTTGCCAAGTTTATAGATATTCTCTGGCATGTTCATGTTCCACTCAGCCAAAACTAATGACTGAAGGCTTATCGTTGACGATGTTTCTAAATGTGTCTTTAATGTTTCACTAACAAACATTTAGACCTCTTCCAGTGTTACCGAAATATTCCAAAGATCGTGGTTTGAGCCACCGCGTTTTACAACAGAATAGTTAAAGTCTGCAATATA